TCTGTCTGTCTGTCTGTCTGTCTGTCTGTCTGTCTGTCTGTCTGTCTGTCTGTCTGTCTGTCTGTCTGTCTGTCTGTCTGTCTGTCTGTCTGTCTGTCTGTCAAGATTGTATTTTTGGCGTTCCGCCTGTCAAGTTCTCTCATGTACTTTCTTGCATAATCCACAGTTTCAGATACTTCCTTGCTTATGAACGGATAACCATACTTTTCGATTACCTGTTTGAATGTCAATTTTGGTCTAACCCAATCCACATTGCCAAAGGACTTCACAAATGCTCTTATTTCCGGGTATTCAAGGCCCGTATCTGAAAAGACTGCCTTTATATCCCTATCTATCTGCCTTGCAAGATAAAGAAGAACTGTGCTGTCCTTACCGCCGGAAAAACTAACATAAACTCCATCAATGCCGTATTCTTCAATCCAACCCTTGATTCTCTGCTCCGTCATGCGGATTTTTGCAGACAAGGGTAGACTCTGCATTTGATAGAGGTCGTTTATCGTATGCTTTCCCATGCTTACTCCTTTCTCGTTTAGTCGGCTAAACTTTTTATTTAAAAATTTTTGTCTCTTTCTTTGTAGATATTTTCTTTTCCCGAGAACATTTGTCCCAAAATAGCCACCAACACATTGCAGACGATAGAATTGCCTGCCTGTTTGTAGAGCTGCGTATTACTGTTTACTTTCTCAGCCTTTTCAAAATCTTCGTCCGAAAAATCCATCAATCTCCAACATTCTCTCGGTGTCAATTTTCGGATTCTGTACTGAGTGCAAACTTTAGGGTTTGCATCCCCGTGTGTACCGGCTGTCAATGTTGCCATATTGCCATCCTCAGAATAAACTGAGCCGCATTGACTGTTCTCTGATGAAATCTGACCTACTTTACCCACTTCACTGCCTCCTTTCTCCTTGATAATCCCAAAAGTGCCGCAAGTTGTCGGAGAGGCATTTCCATGTGCCGTAATAGTTCCACAAGCCGGTCCGTCTAAAACTCGCTTATTGTAAACATCAACCACCGGCTCTGTGTGATGCACTTCCATTACTCTATTATTGTGCTTTGGCGAACTCCCATCTGTTGTCAATGCTCCGAATGTCTCGTGCCGTACTGTCATGTTCTGCTCGTCTATTGCTTTAACTTCTTGCAATTCTGTACCCTCCGTCATTTCAAAAAGCGTATTATCTTTAAGGACCGTTGTAATCGTATTTGATAAGCCATCCGTTCTGAGTTCTGCTGTAGTCATATTTCCACGGTGTTCATGGATTTGGTGGCTCTCATAGGCCTTTCGAATTTGCTTGCCATATTCGTTTCTGACTTGCTTTAATACCCATGTTTCTTTAATCATCCTCAGTCCTTATCTCCAAAACATAATTGTCTTTCTGAACGGAAGTAAGTGTATTGCATATTCCCTCAGAGTTTGGTTCTAATCTCTGCTCTACATGACTTCCTGCTGTTCTGTCGGAGGGATTATCAGGATTTCTACCTCGGCTCGCAACAATTATCTGCTCCAACACTCTTTTATCTCCACCTCCGTCTATGGTTCTGATTGTTCCACAGCATCCGTCTTGAAAGAATCTGATTCCCTCGTCACAACGCTGCTCACATACGATTTGATACTTAGCAGTACCCCCCCCGATAGGTTTTTTATCAGGAGGAATATTGCATAATCTTTCTGTCTGATTTTGCAATATTATCTTTCCTTTCTGTTGCCTCCACCAGAATCATTGGTTGCAAATTACCCCCCCCGATTGTATTTAGGCAAGGTGCAATGCCGCTAATTGCGTACACTCTGCCTTGATTGGGGTTATCCCTGTTTTTGGTGGGGCAGACATTTCCTAACCAAATAATTTCTGTCTGCATATCCTAAATTTCCTCAATTACATATTTGCAATGTTTATAGTCACTACTCAGTAGTGTAGGACTTATTTTGTTGTAGACTGCTTTGTTGTAGGGGTCATATATTCCACTAAAACCTTTGGCGGGTCCTTGTAGTCTGTCGCCCTTATCGCTTGACAAATACCCCCCCCGAAAGAACCCGGACTCTATCTTGACATTCCTTTTCAGGGTTCAAAGAGCCAATTACAATTATTCTGTCTGCCATGTTCCTTTATCCTCCACAACTACCAAAATGGCTGTTTTGAAACCCTCTGGCCTTGTTGTAATAGTAGGCGATACCCCCCCCGAATAACTTTCTGATTATAAGCATCTATAATATCTCCCGGCTCACAATCGTTATTATTCAGAGTTTCTATTGCTTGTCTGAAAAATCGTTCACTCATTTTTCTCTATTACTCCGTTCTGCGTGTCGAAACCAGTTCCAAACCCTTTATAATCCCTTGCCATTAAAGTTTTTGCACATGAGTTACCAACAGTCTCAATCCGGGTATAATTAAGTTTGGCGGTCAACAACGAGTGTTCCATCTGAGCGTAAGTTTGAGATTCCGGCATCGTATCTTGCCTTAATGCAGTTTGCGGTGTCTCTTGCCTTTGGCTGATTGATTGAGCCGTCAACGCAGGCCTGCTCTCTCTCTCTCTCTCTCTCTCTCAGGGATTGTATCTACGAAATCCATTTCGTCAATACTTTGTTTTGGAATATACATATTACTTTCTTCCGTTCCTGATTTGCCCTTGAAAGCGCGTTCCAACTGACCGCTACTTTTCAATTCTTCGATAAGCTGCTGTGCTTTTTCGGATTTGATATAATATTTTTCCTCAACATCCGGCTCTAAATAATCTTTCATGGTCTTATCAAGGGGTATTGGCTGTGGAAACTTATAATTGAAATCTCCGAGAATTGATACCATAAAGCATCTTTCTCTATTCTGTGCAACACCGTAATCCTTGGCATTAAGTACCTGCGTATAGCACTTATACCCTTTACTTTCAAGGAAATCACACCAACTATGGAAATCATCAATATTCTGCTCCGAAATGACCTGAGGCACATTCTCCATGAGAAGTATCTGCGGCAGATTTTCGGTTTCATTAAGAAGTCTCTCAACTTCCCACAGCAGACCGGAACGTGTGCCACTTCCCTTACTCATGCCTTTCATTTTTCCGGCTAATGATAAATCTTGGCAAGGGAATGAGTAAGTAAGTAAGTAAACGAACTTATCTGTATCGACAATTCCCAAATCAGAACCTTTTGCAGCCATGATATTAACCAGATTGTGAGTTGCCTTAATGTTGTTGTAGCACTCTCTACGCCACTGTTCTCCGTATGAGTTGCTTGCTATCTGCTTTCGTGAAAGAGGGTTCTTTCCGTCCACAGATATTCCCAAGTCTGAGAGAATGTCAATCAACTGCTCGTCCGTCAATTCTGCACTGTAGTCCGTATTATCATTTTCCATGTGAATTTGCTTATAGGATGCAGTCGCATGAGCCTCCCACTCGCATATAAGATAGTGTTCAAAAGGAACTCCTAATACCTTTAATGCCATTGCCTGACTGCCGACTCCGGCAAATAACTCTATCAATCGGACCGGTTTATCAACTTTGTAGGTTTCATACCATATATCAAATAATGAAATCTGGTCCATCAACTACAACCTCCTTTGTTTTGCTTTCTTCGATTCTTTACCATGCAATATCTCGCATAGTTGAGTTGCTTAAAATATTCATTATTCGGATTCGCCCACATTGCCGGGAGAGTTTTTAGCCTTGTTTCGTAACAATCAGGACACACCTTTTTATCTTTCATTACCTTGGCTTTCCCACATATATAGCAAATTCCGTAATTTGCTCTTTCGGAGCGCATTATGTCTTGTCTATGGTTATCTCTGTACCTTTTGAGATAAGCCTTGCATCTACTACAAATTCCACCGCTTTCCGTGGTGTGTTTGCCGCATCTGGTGCATAGACCCTTTTCTCTGCGTTCTTCGGCCAATTCTCGCTTTCTCAATTTATCTTTTTCTCTCTGCTCGTCAGTAGCCTTTTTCTCTGCATATCGGTCTTGGTCTGCTCCGAGACATTCTAAGCATAATTTTTTGTGCGGTTCTGCTTTATTCTTGCCACACCTCGTACATACACCGATTTTTCGTCTGTACTCCCTATTGTTTTTGCGATTCTCTGAATTTTTCTTAGCACATATAGGACACATTGATTTCTCTGGTGTGGGATTTTCTTTGCCGCATTTAGTACAAAGACCTTTTTCTCTCATTTCCTTGTACGATAACTTTCTCATTCTATTTCAGAGGTTCCCAGGATTATGTGCGCACACCCTTTCCTCCTACTTTTTTCTAATCTCCGTAGAGCCTATAATTGTACTCTCTGCCGACAATCTCAATCTGGTGTCCTCTCGCCATTTCGATTATCCTTGACATTGTTCCCTCGTCAAAATCCAACAGTTCATCCGTGGTCTTTTCTGTGGAAATTATCATAGGCAGATTTTTGAGGTATCTGTGATTGATAATCTCAAAGAGAATATTCACATCCGCCTCCGTGCTTTTGCCTTTCAGCAAATCGTCTATCATAAGCACCGGTGCGTTCTTGAATCGACTTATCGCCTGATTGTAATTGATTTCGTCCGTCACACACTGCTTAATCTTCGTTATTTCTTCTCGATACGGCATATACACCACACCGGTTTTGTGTTTATCCATGATTGCATTGCATATTGCTATGGATAAGTGAGTTTTGCCGGAACCAACCTGCCCTTGGTACAGCACTGAATTTCTTCGTGTATTCCTTATCTCCGGGAATTTTTTGCAGTAATCAATGCCTATGGCCTTTGCCTTTTTCAAAACATCCATGCCTCTGTCATTGAAATTCTTAAATCCTTTGCCCCGGAACTCCTCGGAAATTCCACTGCGTTCCATTCTCTGCCGTGCCAACATTAACTCTCTGCACTCACAATCCTTTGCGTATTGGTAGCCGTCTTTCTCGTACATAATCACGCCCACTCCTTTACAGATAGGGCATACTTCTTTTTGCTCCAATCAACTTCACTCTCCCTTAATCAAAATCAGAACTTTCGTCCACATCCACCGATACCTCTGCCGCCAATCTCTGACTGATGCCGGAGTGTTTCGGTTTGGCTGCCACACTGCGCTTTGCCTCATTGAGATAACTTTCAAAATGGGATGCGGCAAACAATGTTTCCGGTCTAAGGTATGCCTCCATTTTCTTATCTCCCATCCATTGAGAACTCTTTAAATCAATAACCAACATAAAATCCTCAATAGTTGCTCCCTCTTTAATCCTTGCATTGATTTTTGTCTGAGTAGACTTTGTAGTGCTTTGGTAGTGAGAGTTGGTTTTCTGATTGAGATAGTCAACAATGACCTTGTAAGGTGGTGGTGTCGGTGCTTGCCCGACAATATCTTTAATATTATCTTTATCTATCTCTTTCTCTAACTCTTTCTCTGTGTTACACTTTTGTTTCGCCTCGTTACCACTTGTTTCAGTGTAACAATCCTTGGATTTTTCAGTGTTTTCTGCACTTTCAGAGGTTTGCTGTTCTTCTTTTTTTCGATTTCGGTAGTCTCTTACCCTCTGAGCAGAGCCGGATTCTGACCCAATCATTTTCAAAGATTTTGGTAAAAACAGTGTTCCGTCACTTTCTGTAACCACAAGTTCCAAATCTGTAAAAATGTGTAACGCCTCTGTAACAAGTTGTAACGGAAAGTGTGATGTATCAGCCAACAATCCCTCATTGTACGGTTTTGTTTCCGAATATCGCAGCTTGCCCTCATGGTCTATGGACTCAGTAAGCATCCACACATAGAAAAGCATGAGCATTTTGCCGTATTCCTTGCCGTATTCTTCGTTTTCCTTTGCAAGAAGAATTTTTATGTAGTGCTTACCAAAGAAGTCTCTCGGAAGTTTGAGCCAATAATACTTTTTTTCTTTCTCACTCACTGAATATACCCTCCTCCAACTCCTCAATTTCCACTACAATCCTTGGATTGTTTGGACTGATTTCAAAATCATGTGTATACCCTCTAACCCACGCCTGATTATCGTTTTTCAGCACTCCACACTTCTGTAAGGCATCCTCAATTACCTTTGTGCCGAAACTTCCTACATTGGAGAAATCTCTGCGCATATCTGCCTCATAGAATGTGTAGTGTATTCGGACCGGCTTTCGTATTTGCAATCTCTTTAACTGATAACGAATAGCGTTAGAGGCAATCATTTGGTAATCTCGTTTCATTTTCGCCCCGTGCTGAGGACTTTTATTGCAAGCGGCAATATAATCGTTCAAATCGGGGAAAGTTCGGTTTTTGCCGTAATAAATGCCCTTGATGATAAATTTATGTGTCATGTATATGCCCCTTTCAACAGTAGGCCATGGCATATCTCTTAACTATGCTCTCAAAGATGGCTTTCAACTGTGGTTTTTCCTCTATAATGGCAATCTTCGTAGTCTCATTCTTAATCGCCGTCTTGGTATTTCCGGCTTTCTTCATGCGGTCAGTTTTATTATCCTGCAATCGTTTAAGGCTACAGTGCGCCGTTGTTTCCAACTCTGCATACATCTTGTCATACAAAGTCTGGTACGGCATATTGCACGAAATGGCAATATCCCTTACCCTCTTATTGATTTCGTTTCTCCAATCGCCAATAGGCTCAACCATGATATTCTGAATGGTTTCTACCTTTTGCTCGATTCTCCTTGCCTGTTCCGCAAGTCTTTTCTGCTCCATTTCGACCCTCGCCTGGTTGTCTGCCATTGCATATATAAGCTGCAACTGAGGAGATAACTCAGAACGCTCCGTTTTGGCTCTAAAATAGGTGTTTACAAGACTTCTCTGTACTTCCCATGCCAAATCATCCGTAAATGATTTAACCAACATGAGATACCCTTGCTCGGTTATCAGAGCATAGTCCGTTGTGGCTTTGTCTGGTATATCAAATAATTTGGCTGTCCGTATTTCGGACGGGCAGACTTTGAAGAAATCTTCTCCCTCAATAAATCTGTCCTTGTTATCTGCAAATCTCTTTCTGGCAGTTCCCTCCGGTCTGCCATGGACTGTATCTATGTCTTTGAAAGTAACTACTCTCTGTCCGTTATATTCTTTGATTGAAATTTCAGAATTGCCAATGTGTATCATTTCATTCACAGAATCAACCTCCATTCCGTTTAGTCTGCTAAACATTTTGTTTTTTAATTGAGCCGCCACCGAAATGACGGCTCTTTCTTTGGGTTCGCTTAACCAATACCATTCAACTAATCAATCGTGATAAAGAGGTAACTACCAATGGCTTTCTGTGACTTTGTGATATACATTCCTCAGAGACCAATCTTAGGAGATAAAACACAGATACCTGTTAATAGTTTCTCTTAGGAAATCACGAATACATTTTCAACACCGGCTAACTCTTTTTCAAAGTATGCCTTAATGTTGGCTTTTGCTTCGTTCTTCCATGCACCGCCGTCTGCCTCAAACAGAGCAAACTCTACGCCGAGGTTTCTATCATCCTTGACACGGAAGATAAAACTGCTCATAGGCTGGTCCACTTCTGTAAAGGTTCTGAAAGGCTTTAAGTAGCAAGGACTAGGCACTTCCACTTCGGAAAGGGATGCCGCACCCATTTTAACAGTTGCTTTCTGCCCTACGCCGGTATCTCCGTATTCTGCAACGGTGCCGGACTTGACATTGCCTGCAAACTTCAAAATAACAGGCTTATCGTTCTGCTCTGCATCCGAATCCATGAACTTCGACTGTACTCCAATGATAAATTCCTCATTCGGAATGTATGAGCCGTAACGGAAAGCCGGAACTTCGGCAGATACTTCCACCAGAGTTTCGCGCTGACGGTCTGCGTCCAAACTTGAAATCAGTCTGACTTCCGTAGGGGAAACCACCTGGATAATGTACTTCATGCCGTTTTTCAAATCTTCCGCATTTTTGATGAAATCCACGAGACTTGAAAGGCTATTCATGGAAATGGACTTCGCTCTCAAATCTTCGTTAATGCGGTGGAGTTCCTTATCGCTCCAATTCATATCGTTAATGACCTGAATGTTCGGAGCAGCCAAGGATAAAATCTTGTTGATTGCTTTTTCTAACATATTGCCTCCTCTTAAACTGTGTGAGTACCCTCTACATTTCTCATTTCACGCTCCGTAGTGCGTTTTCTGAGCCACATAAGGGATTCCTCAATTTTGGTAATTGCAAGGGCATTTTCGCGGCACTTAAACTCTGTGTCCTGAAAAGCGTTGAGTCTGGTAAGTACCATGAGAAGTAAATCCTCATTATTCAGACCATTCACGCCGCATTCCTTAATAGGTCCGCACTGAAAATCAACAGTCTGCAAAATCTCTCCGGTTTCAGCCTTGCGTACCTCAAAATGATGCGGTGCGCCATACTGCTGATTCTCTTTATCCTCACAAAATACCTTTGTGTATTTCTGCGTTGTTAAAGCGTTTCTTACTTCCATGCTGTCCTCCTAGCCATTCATTACTTTTCTCATATCCACAACTCTGTGAATACCTTTGTTCTCGCTTTTCTCCGGTTCGATAACCTCTCCGGTTTCAGGGTCGCAACCAAGTTCCTCTGCTGTAGGAGGCTCCATGCTCTCAGGCTTTGTTTCCATGCCGAGTTCATCAAGGGTAAGCTGCCCCTTAATCTGCCCTTTGGCGTGTTCTGTGATACTAACCTCGCCACTCTTGAAATCCTTGTTAATCCACAACTGAGTAGATAATCCGGTTTCAGGGGCAAGTTTCACATTTGTAGCCACATCCACAGAAACATCCTCTCTATCGTCCTCGTCCGGGGTAAAGGTAATCTGAATAGTCAGAGTTCTCTTTTTCTTTGCCTCGGTGTTGGGGTCGAGAATGTTGTCCGAGATTTTGGCAAGGCATCTGTTAATGCGCTCCTGCACGCCGCCTCCGCACATGGAGGCTAATGTTAATTTCTCTTTTGCCAATGTTCTCACTTCCTTTCCAGAGAATAATGTATAGTTACTCTATGAGTTCCTATCACAAAAATGATTTGCCGTATCTGCGGCGGAATTTCTCTCTTGCCTGTTCTTTTGTGAGGCCGGCAGCAACCTCATTCAGTTCGTATGCTAGTTGACCGATAATGTGCATAAGCACTTTCATTTCCTTGTTTCTATGCACGCTCATGTTTCCTTGATGATGGGCGTAGGTTAAAGGCACCCACAACCCATCCTCGTCAGATTTAGTTCTATCCGGGCCACCGAATACATGGTGTCTCTCCACATTCGGCTCGCCACTTATCATGTCATAGTCCGCATACTTCATATCAACTATGATTGAGTCTTTCATCAAATATCCCCCATGAGCATATCCATTGAAATAGGTCCGTCTAATACTTCTGTGTCTGCGCAGTAATCGCATACCTCGCATCTTAACGGGTCCATTTCGCCGGTCTTAATGTCCTGAATCTTGGTAATGTTCCTCTTAATCTCAATGAGTTTTTCGTCCATTACCATAGGTGGAATTTCAATAACCTTAATTCTCGGATGTGGAATATTGTCCGTCTTGTCTTTGCTGATTGCGTTGATAAAAAACGGAAGTGTCTCGCCGGTGTTCTGACGGACGATTTCTCTGTAAATCGCACCCTGTATGTCATATCCCCAATTTTCCACGAAATTAAGTCTCTGCCCCAGGTCCTTTGCGTAGAATGTTTCCGTAATAGACCTAACAGTTTTCAAATCAGTAATTCTAATTCCGTCAAAACTGTCAATCTTGATTTTTACCGGAACACCCTCAATCTCGCCGGTCATAATTACCTGTTTCTGTCCCTCCATGAACTGCATAAACAGAGGGTCCCTAACAGCACGGTCAATCATAATGGTTGCCTGCTTATATTCGCTCTTTAACTCTCCAGCGGTCTTTCCTCTGGTTGAGTAGATTTCCGGGTGCTGTGCCGCAAATGTGGCTAATGTACCCTCGAAATAAGCATCTACATAACTGCCTACCAACAATGCCGTTGTTTCCACATCTGCAAACTCTCCTCTGAGTTTTGCCATGGCGCAGGCTTCGCAACCCAACTTAGAAATCGTGCCGCAAAAATCCTTATACTGTGATGCGGAAACATACTTCCAATTTGCCTCCGAACTGTAATAGTTCTCAGAGGTAAGCACAAATCCATTACTCATTCTCAGTTACCTCGTGGAACTCTCCGTCAATAATATCTCCGGCGTTTTCCGGCTGCTGTTGATAAGGATTCTGTGCTGTGTACTTTTCTTTCGGCTGACCCTTTACATCAAATTCTGAGCCATCTTCAAATGCCTGGCACTGCTCCGCAGTATCGAAATTAAGGTCAATCAGTTTGCAAAGTCTGCGAAGAACTGTCTTTTTGCACATTTCTCCGTATGATTCTTTCCATGCCTTAGAGTTGGCTGCCTTAGAGAAAGCCTGTCTGGTATGCTCAATCTCCGCCTTGCTCATAGTGTCATAAATCATAGAGCCGTCCTTGTAGAGAACTACCGCAAATGCACCGATAATCTCTCCATCATTGAACGCTTTAGGCTTGAAATTCACAAACTGCTTACCATTGTCGATAGTTTCCTCAAATTCATCCCCCTCGCGAACCACCTTTGCATAAATGTCCTGAATAGGGGTGCTTGAATATCTCTTTGCCAATTTGATTTCTCCCTTGTAGTCAGTCTGGAACTGACAGGAACTGCCGTAAGGAATTGCATAGCACTCTCCATTGAAGAAATCTAATCCGAGAAATGCACCTTTTAACAGTGTTCTTACAACGGTCTTAGGCTCACACTTGGAAAAGTCTGCGTTGCCGTCCTGCAGAACAGTCATACAATTTTGCATGAATCTCTGCTTATTGAATTTGTCCGGCAATGCTGCTACCTGTTTATCAAGGCTTGCACCTAATTCGTTGTGTACTACAACTAAGTAATTCTTGTCTTGTGTTGCCATATCACTTTTTCCTCCTTTTTAAATTGAGGGGTCATACCCCTTTGTGATATAAGATTGGCAACAGCCTCCGTCTACCAAGACAAGGCAATGGCAGACGGAGAATAATTTTTAATCAATGCTTTCTGTACCCCCCCCCGAACAGTTTTCCGAGAAAATCCGAAAAACTGTCGGCTTTAACCTCGCGCATTTCTACACCGAAATGTTTGCACATGAGTTTGGATAACTTAGAGGTCTGTTCACAAATGATAGGACTGAGTACCTTTTGTGTTTCTTCAAACCATTCCTCAGCACCGGGAATATCTTTGATAAAACCCTTGTTGGCCTCAATGCCACCCTGTAAGCCGATAGGTGTTGCTGTGATTTTTACATTCACAACATCAAGTTCTACCTCTTTTGTATCACTACCCATAATGAGGCTTGCTAAAGCCATGGTTTTGAGTAAAGAATCCATATTATTCTTGTCTGCCATATTGTTTGTTCCTCCTAAAGTTCGATAACTGTTAATGAATCATCATCCGTGGTTCTAGTGCTGATAAACTGCAACCCTTTCGCACGGCACTTGTTATAAAGTCGAGTTCTGTTCTCCTCTGACAGTTTTTCAATTCCGTCAATAAGGATAATCTGCAATCCCTCTGGATTCTGAATTGCCACATCCACGCAAAGGTCTAACTTCTCTCCCTCTGACAGATTGCTTACCGGCAGTCCGTTGATAAGAGGTATTCCGTCCTTAACCGACAATCCCTCAATAGGAATAACTGCTGTTTCCAAGATAGTTCCCGGAAGTGACCTTGCGAGTTCGATTTTGTCGGTAAGGCTCTTGGACTGCTTTAACAACTCCTCAATATCCTCCTGAATGGATAACATTCGTTTCCACTCATTGATATGGCCTTTCATCTTCTCTGTCTCAGATGCCCTTGCAAGAAGTTCATCCACCGGCTGAGTTTCCTTGTCGGCGTATTCAGCATAGGAATTTCTTTCAGAATCGTATGCAGCAACCTTTTCCTTATACTCGCTCTCAATTACTTTCATGCGGTCTGCTTTGGTTGTGGAAAGTCCAGCTTTTTTCTCCTCTAAAGCCTTGATTCTCTCCTTTAAGGAAGATAACTCAGCTTCAATGTCCTTTTCCGTTGCCGCCATTTCTCTGTCGAGTGCGGCAATGGCAATTTCTTTGTCTGCCTGGAACTGTCGGATTTTTCCATCAAAACTGTCTCTGAGGCGTTTTGCCTTTTCGATTGTTTCATTTTCCTTACGGATTTTCTCTATCTCCGTATAGAGTTCTGAGAGATTTGCACTTTCCCAAGCCGCTCCGTCATAATCCATAGGGAGTGAATCGCCTATGTCGGCAACAATCGCCCTCTTAGCACGAATATCTCTGTCAATATCTCTGCGTCTCATGTAGTAAGGGCCATTTTCTGCCTGAATATCATTCAGTACGGCAAGGATATTCTGCTCATAGTTCACATCCGGCGGAAGTTCCCCAAACCAACCCTTGATTGTTTCTAAATTCCAATCATACTGAATCATGTTCAAAATGGTTGCATTTTGAGTTTTCTTATCCATTGCAATAAATTCCATAGGGGATAACTGCAATGGTGTAAAAATCGTCTTTAAGAAAGCCTCAGGGGCGGTCACAGTGTTGCCATTCTGCTTAACAGATTTATAGTCGGACATTGCTACTCTCGCCTTGCGGTCAATAGATAATCCGGTGTCTGTCTCAATAAAGATTTCCCCCTCATTCTCGCCGTTTTTGATGATGTATTCGCGGTCAGAACTGTTGGTAAGGGCATATTTGATAGCATCAAGGACTGACGATTTGCCGGTTCCGTTCTTGCCGATAAGTTCCACGGATTTGCCGTCTGCCTCATGTTCGGAAATTCCGAACAAGTTCTTGATTACAATTTTAGTAATCTTCATTCTGTTGCTCCTTTCATAAGAGTTTTGGGGCAAGAGGCTGTCCTGCCCCTTGGTTTTATTAGATAAGTGTTACATTCTCTGCCTGAGGACCTTTCGCTCCGTCAACAACATCAAACTCAACAGCCTGTCCTTCCTCAACTACCTTAAATCCGTCCATATTCAGTGCGGAGTAGTGAACAAATACATCTGTGCCGTCCTCTGCTGTGATAAAGCCAAAGCCTTTCTGCGCATTGAACCACTTGACTGTACCTTTTGTCATGGTCTTTTCTTCTCCTTTCCTCGAAAATATGTATAAACACCCTTTCGGGATATTTAACTTATACCAAGATGCTCTTTGTGTTTGTCTAATAGACCTCTGTAAATGTAAAAATGGTATTTACCCTTGCCCTCCCGCTTTAATGCGTAGCCTATGGGTAATTCATTCCGTTTCATCAGTTCCCTAAGTGTAATTACATCCATGTGCAACTCTTTAGCGGCAACTTTTGATGTTACTCTTATTTCATTCATTTTTTTGCCTCCGTTGACGCTTGTTCGTTTCACTTGCACAGAGTTCGTTGGTGGATTGCAACTCTGTGTTCACTCTACTAAACATTTTTAGCAAAATAATTTGCTTACCGGAACACCCAAAGCATTTGCAATCGCTTTCAGAGTTCCTACTTTGGGTTCGTGTTCTTCCCCATTTTCAAGCAGAATTATCGTAGTTCTGCTTACTCCGGACTCTTTCGCTAACTCAGTCTGTGTAATACCTTTCTTCTCTCTGAGTTCTTTGATTTTGTATGCCACTTAACCACCTCCTCTTTGTTTACTCGACTGAACAATTAGAGTTTAGCAGACTGAACTTTAATTGTCAAGTACATTTAACAATAAAATTGACATTTTTGTTTTGGTGGTGTATAATAGACTTAACAATTTACAAGGAGGTTAAGGCTATGACATTAGGGAAAGTCATTAAGAACTACCGGGAAACTAATCACATGAGCATGGATGATTTTTCAAGAGTCAGTGGTATCAGCAAAGGCTACATATCTATGCTCGAAAAGAATGTTAATCCAAAGTCGGGCAAAGCACCTGTGCCTACGATTGAATATATACAGAAAGCAGCAAACGCTATGTTTATGTCTTTTGATGAATTGTTCGCTATGCTTGATGATAATTCTCGCGTGGATGTATCTGAGGTAATAACCAAGAAAGCAATCCGTGTTCCGGTTGTCGGTCATGTTGCCGCCGGTATTCCGATTGAGGCCATTGAGAATATTATTGATTATGAAGAAATTTCTGAGGAAATGGCTCACTCTGGAGAGTTCTTTGGTCTAAAAATCAAAGGGGATTCCATGGAGCCGGAAATTAAGGACTCTGATGTAGTTATCGTAAGAAAGCAGGAAACCGCAGAAACCGGAGATATTGTCATTGCTTTGGTTAATGGGGATGCCGGTACTTGCAAGAGACTTGTAAAGTATGCGAATGGCATTAGACTTATGCCTGTTAATCCGAGATATGAGCCTATGTACTACTCTAATGAGGAAATCATGGAGAAACCTGTTCTTATCGTAGGAAAAGTGGTTGAGAACAGAAGAAAGTATTAAAAACAAAAATCCGTCTCTGTTGGTGGCAGAAACGGACTTTTGAAGAACACAATACCGGCAAGCCGATACTATGCTCGACTGAACACCTTGCATTATATCATCTTCCCGGTAAAAATTCAAGTTACCGGGCATTTTTGCGCCCATTTTTAAGGAGGATGATGCTATGCGTATGCCTAATGGCTATGGAAGTGTAATCAAACTGAAAGGTAAACGCCGGAAACCTTATGCAGTACGAACTTCCGAAATCATGGAGTATGTCGAAATTGATGCTCCGAAAGAATTGAAATCCGGTTATCGGTATGATTTCAAAAGACATAATTTCAAATGGAAAAAGAAAGACCAGGTATGGTCCGCTATTGCTACCGATAGTGTAAAGGACTTTGCCGAAAAAATGATGGCAACAGAGGGGTATGAGTATGCGGTGGTCTTTCGGCAAACATTCAAATACCTAGAGTATTTTGAAAAGCAAGAACGAGCATACTCTTATCTGGCAGAATTAAATAATGCTGAGGTTATCCCTGAACATATAAGATTTTCCGAAACTCCTACCTTTGCAGAAATGTACGATAAGTGGAAACGGTACAGAAATTCTCTGCCGGACAAAATCGGCAAAAGCACATGGAGGAACTACGAGATTGCCTTTAACCACTTGGCTGATTTGCACCACAAGAAATTCAATGCTTTGCGGACGGATGAAGTTCAGGAATGTATCAATAAATGGACTTGTAAATCAAATTCCACTGTATCAAACATCCGAACAGTCCTGAATAATATGTACAAATATGCTCTTATGAATAACTACATAGAAAAGGACCTGTCTCAGTTCTTTGTGTACTCTTGGGTCGAACCGTCAGAACAAATCCACAGTAGGTACACTGACGAGGAAATCGCTGTCCTTTGGGCCAATCTTTATGTAGTGAATAATGTTGATTTGATTCTCATAACAATCTATTCCGGTCTGCGCCCTACGGAACTTCTGGAGATAACCACGGATAATGTGCATCTGGACGAACAGTATATGATTGGTGGTATTAAGACAGAGGCCGGCATTGATAGGGTTATCCCTATTGCTGACAAGATATTGCCTCTTATCAAGAATCGCTATGACAAAAACAAGAGATTCTTGGTAAATAACAAATATGGCAATCACTACACCTACGGTTCTTATGTCAGTGCGAACTTTAACACCGTAATGAACAGATTGCAAATGCAACACCTACCGCATGACGGCAGACATACCTTTGCCTCACTCATGGATAATGTTGGTGCGAATGAAGTGTGCCTGAAACTCATAATGGGTCATAGCATGAAGAATGATGTAACCAAGGGCGTGTATACGCACAAAACCATTCCGCAGCTTATAGAGGAGGTCAATAAAATTTAGGGGAGAAATCCCCTTTTTTTATTGCATAATTACTCGGCAAACACCCCAAAAATCCGTGTATATTATGCGTATATTATGCAAAACGGCTTGTATATTACTTGTATCTTACTCGTATATTATATGTATATTACTATCAAAAATCAGCACCAATCAACGAATACTTACCCAAAAAATACGCACAATAAAACCCCGGAAATCCAATGTTTCCGGGGTTCGTATTTGTTTTTACACAACACCCTGTGCTAACATAGCTTCAGCACAAGGTTCCAGTGTTTGTGCCGTTTTCGGAGTGTTTTGTATATTACGGGTATATTACTATCATAATCTTTCTCCGACTTGCACCATTCTACACCAATTTATGCTTTTTGTAAATATGCACTTGAACAGAATCCGGTGTACTGCACTCCGTCAATCGTTACCTGAACATAGAACCACTTCTTGCCGTTTGCAACATTGTAGTAGCCGTACATCTGTACCGGTGTATCTTTAGGAATAACAACAAGTGCTTTCATATTGGTTCCGGCATCATTTCTCATATAGAGATTTGCAGTAGTCTTATATGTACCTTTAAGGCTTGTGTCTTTCTTCTTAGCACTACAAGTAGCAGTGACTTTCTTCTTGACGGTCTGTGACTGATTCTGAGTGGTGTTTGTAGTAGTAACTGCTCCGCCATTCAGAATTTCATTGACTTTCTTCTGAACAGTTGCATAATCATAACCGGCCTTGGTTAATGCGGTCTTACGAGCAGTACCACTTCCCCATTTGCCGGAGATAACTTCTCTTGCGATTGTTTCAACACTCTTACCAGACTCTAACTTAGGTGCTGATACAGTGTTATTGGTGTACTTAGGAGTGATAAAACCACGGATAAATTTGCCGTTGAGAGATAATGTTCTTCTCTTAACTGCATTACTGTAATTCCCCTCCATGATTACCATGTAACCGGCTGATTCGTACACTTCGATAACTGTACCTACATGGTCCGGGTTGCCCTTGTTATCGCCTTTACCATTATCTTCCCAATCGTAAAGCACGGCATCCCCAGGTTTCGGTACATAAGCATCATCCTCTACCCATACGCCCATTTTTTTAGCCGCCTCAATCAGATAATAACAACTGATTTCAATAGGCATAATCGGTGTATAGCCTAATTTTACAGCCAAAGCGGACCATGTGCAAGCACACCACGCCCAAGTATAAAGCATCTTGGTTCTTCGAGGAAGTTGTGCTGTTGGCAGAGTATTGTAAATATCAATGATTTCCTTGTGGGAACCGTCACTCTCTTTCTTTCCCTCCCAACTTACTGCGAGGTCTACTGTTTTTTGTCTTTCATATCCCATCTTTGTTTCCTCCTTTTTGGAGCAGAACTTATCGTAATGCTCCTGACTATATTTTGCTCTTGTATTTAATGCAGTAGCACTCTGGTCTGCCGGGTTCTCAAACTTTTTCATAAAAATATCTGAGGCCTCTTTGACTGTCTTTGCCGCATTGATGGCGTTTAAGACTCCCTTATAGCCGCCACTTAACTCAACCCATAAGAAACCAAGCTGCATTTCTTCATCCCCTATTGATTTGCCTAATTTCTTTGCATAATCATACAGTCCGGCTTTTCTCGTATGCCAAGTCCATTGGCAGAACCCAAAGCCGCCATGTGCGCTTGATATGAACTGACTTCTCGTAATTTTGCCACTGTCAACCCTCTGCACATACTCCGCGTCAGTAATGCCGAGTTTCTTGTTGTAAGAGTTCTGCAGATTGTTGGGGTTGAAACCACTTTCTGCCTGAATATTACCCATAACACCGGCAATAGCATTTTCGGTCAGTCCTTTGTCTTTCAGAAAGTTCCATATTCTTTCCTGTACTGTGTTTCCTCTTAAAGCCATAAGTAACACCTCCCTTGTATTTAAAAAGAGCCGAGTACGCAATGTACCCGGCTCATGGCTCTACTCTCTTTATTATTTGGTTTCGCCCCCGAACAAATCCTTAAATAAAGTTCCTATGGTTTTGATTAACTGTTTAATCTGGCTATACAAGTTGTCATAGCCGAACATGGCGGCATAACACACAATAAACGATATAAATACTGCCACCGCCCAATAATAGCCTAAAATCGGCAAATTGAAGATGCTACAGCCTACAACCATAACTGCCAATGTTGATACTACCGAAACGATAAATACCCACGCCTGGACCGGAAACTTAGGACTTGTGATTACCTTTTTCGTAATCTGCACCACGATATTTACCCATACCGTGAGAATTGCTACTGCCGCAAGGGCGATAAATAGTCCGTACATAATAGTTCTCATTGTGTTTGCATCCATAAT